ATCTTTTTACTTAATCCTATGATTGGCGATTCTCCGTACAATCTAGCCGTAGAACTGTATTTGTTAAAGTGTATAATCTCATCTCTTGCAAACGGAATGTCTCCTTCTGCATCTTCAAATGTGTATGCAATAGGAACTAGCTTAGTACCACACTCTGCACAAGCTGAACCATTCATTGCTTTTCTACAAGTAGGACAGAATTTGTTATCAATTTGGAACTTACCAAATCTGTCTGTATTGTATCGCATTTGTTTTGAATCTTCAACCCATACCTGAGATACTTGTTTTCCTAGAATATTGCCTGATTCATCCTTAACATAATCATAAACTATAGATGCCCAAGCATCGTCAAACACTTCAAGCTGTCTTATCAGTGCTTTACAAAACTCTTCACCAGTAATATCGCTGTCTCCATTACTTGGGTCTTTCAATAACTTTTCTAAAACTTCTTTCTGATCCTCGCTAGGATTCTCAACTGTCTGCTCTAACCTATATCCTTTAGCAACTGTCTGTGATGCAATCCTGTTAATTACAGTTTGTAAATGTGAGTAGTTTGTTGCTAAATCTTCTAAGTGATGTAAATTGTAAATTGGATCTATACGCATTGGCCCAGAACTGCCCATAGCAGGAGCCATATCGTAAACTGGTGTTCTGGCTTCTTTCTCTAAATTACCATCTAAAAATGTTTGTAGATTAGATGTTTGTTTGGGCTTGCTCCTAAATCTGTCTAAAAATCCCATGCTACCAGTCTGGGTCAGACCTCTTTGCTCTAATAAGCCTTTCTCTATTATCGGCTTGATATATGTAACTTTTAATCGCAGGCTCTAGGAATTTAGCGACAGTGACTCCATGCGTTTTAGCTAATACTTTTACATCTTCTCTGATTCGGTTGTCAATGCCTTTTAATTCGAGACGAGCCATTATGATGACAAGCCCTTTACTATTTGAAAGTTGAAAAATTTCTCATGGATAATTTCGTGCCCCGAACTTGTCATCGGTATTGACTATGTCCACTGCCCTTTATATATTTTGTTAGTCTTCAACAGACCAAGTGTAATACGTCTCCTCAGCTTTCTTTCTCATTTCTTGAACTGCCTTAGATGATTGATGCATCTTTAGTTTGTTTTGTATTCTTCTTCGAGATCTTTGGATTGACTCATCACAAGGTGCGTAATGTAACAAATCATACAAATCAGAAAGAAACTTGTCTTCATCGCAAAGTCTGCCTTTAGGACTTGTAGCCCTGTAGAACTCTTGAAGAACTGAGTAGTACAAGAACTTAGTATTGTCTCTACAAACATCATGCTCTTTTAGATGGCGAAATACGAGGTCTTCTACCTTGTTAAGCTTCTTTGTTAAAGCCATCTTTGATGTCCTCTTTTACTTCTTTAATCCACTGTTTTGTGGAAGTTACAAAGTTATCTTCACGATTCACTTTGGCTAATTTAATTGTTATTGGTTTTAATCTTCGCATACTAAACATCTCCATCCCGATTCCATTAGGATCTTGGGACTGTTACATTCATCGCAACGATATAAAACTAACTGCATTCTTCACCTCTCTCTTTTTTGCGTTTGATAAATTCAGCATAAGCCTTTGCAAATGCTTTGTCATCTGGTATAAATCTGATTACTGTTGTCTTACCCATTTATGCTCCATTGTAATAACTGTGCCATTTTCCTTCATGGTAGAAAGTAGGTTCTCTTTCTTTCATATATTCATCGTAAAAACTGTTGTGAACCTTCTCTATCATTTGATTGCCCTTACGATCTAACTTTCTAAATTCTTTTTTTGGAAGAACCTCAATTTCGTGAGAATCACACCACTTGACTACTATCTCATTGTGCAAATAATCTTGAATTATAAATATCCTATAATTGTCTCTATTTTCGTCTTGCCAACGAATCATCATTTTTCCAATGGTGACAGGATTCTTGTACTGGTACTCCACAGAGTATGGTTCTCCTAAATATTTTTCCAATTGTTCTGCTTGCTGTTTTGTTGTTGAGTTATTTTTGCTCATGCCCTATTAGTTTAGTAAGCATATATAAGCTTTTACCCTATGTTTTGTGCTTAGGTCTGTTTTTTCTAGAGCTAAATTAGATTCCGAAAGCATATATAATTACAGCCTTTTCAGAGTCGCAAGTGAGTACAAGGCCCAAGCAATCATTGTAATCAAAACTGCCATTAGAAATCCTGTAATTATTTCAAGAACGATTTCCAACCATGTCTCCTACTATCGGTATATAGATAGATTCTATTTTGCATTTGTAACAATCAACCACAGGTCTGCCTTCTTTTTTATGATCCTCGCTAAACATAAAGTGATGTTTTTCTAAATGTCGATGCTCTTCTTCCCAACGCTCTCCGCAAACAAAACAATCAAATCTCCATCTCATTTAATCAGCTCCATACACTTTTTACAAGATATATACTTGTTATCCCTAGTTAACATTCTTCTATATTCTTGCACAGTGCAACTGTATCCGCATAATGTCATTCTTGGAGTTTGACTTGCTATATGTCGCTTCATCAATCTATCGTAATAACTGACCCTTGAAAACAGTTGTTGATGTCAGATACTCCATACTTTAGTTTGTTATAACAATGCTTACAACGCTCTTTATCTTCGCCCATATTACTATGTTTTCCTATTGGGTCTTTACATTCAATGCAAGCTTTCCATTCGTCTTTTGTTAATGTATTGCCTTTATTCATTTGTCACCTTTATTATATTGTACATTCTTAATTTTTTCATAAATCTCATACTGTATTTTGGATCTTCACTGTCCATATATACAAGACCACAAGTAATACATCGAACAATTCCTTTAGCTCCATCATTACTAAACTCAGGCTTTATTTTATGATCCCCTTCAATGCAGTTGTAATCTTCTATATTCATAGACCCTCCAGTAAACGCTCTAGTGATTTAACTGGTTTTTTCTTTTCTTCTATCCAGACAGGTGCATAATCTAACTCAGAGCTTAATTTACCTCTAAGGTAAACATTTCCATAACTGTCAATTTTTGCTCTGCCTCCTTTTGGCAGTAACTTAGATCTTAGCCAATCTGCAAAATGCTTACTGCAAATATCTTGCTCATCAAGTATTTTGTTGTCAGTTCTGTTTCTAATTTTACCACTTGTATAAACTGTGATTGCAGTATATACATGGTCATTTCCTGCATACTCTATCGGTATTAATTTGTCTTTTTGCATTTGTTTCTCCAACCCTTTAGGGCAATCTTAGGAATATATTAGGTTATATAATCTTATTGAGTCCCCCATTTTTCAACAAGTGCAAAGAATTTATCTTGAGCTGTCATTCTTTTACCTTTCTTAGTCAAAGCATAACTTGCTCTAGAAGCCTCTACTTCTTCTATGTGTTTAGCTAGTATGATCCACACATTTTCTGACACATTGTCAAAATTGGTTCTCATCCAATTTAGGATGTACTCTTTCTCTTTGTCAATACCTACATGAAGTAAGACTGACTTTCCGCTGTTGTTGTATTCTTTTCTTCGGGGCAATTTTATCATTCCTTTGTCAATTTGATGACCGTAAGTGGCCTTTTTTGGAGAGGGCAAGGCCAGACCCTTCTTGCAAATTGTAACAGACCCGTACAAGACTTGGGCTTGATTCAGGTAACGACACCTGTGTTACTGTAATGCCGATTGGGTTGTCATGGTTAATCCCCAAAACCAAAGCTCTGCGTAGCTGGTCAATGCACAGATTTTTTGTTTGGTCTTTCAGATCATCAAATACAGGACAATTATACACACCGAAGTGGTATTGCCGATTAGAGACTTAATCTCATGCGGGGTCACCTGTATCCTACGAAAGCGGCAATCGCCCCAGATACCTACTCCAGTTTGTATCTTTTGAAACTACTTCTGACCAAACCTGTGGAAACTACGCCTTCTGGAAGTGTAGCGGCTAACTTGCTAAACTAATAAACTTAAAAGCTACACAATGCTAATTTATTAGTTCTTGTTATGATAGTCACTCGTCACGTCTGTGCATCCCGCACCTTCGGGAACTCAGCCATTATTTCGTTTCGGGGGCGTTTGTGTATTGGTAAGAAGCCAGCCGTCTTAGGTGTCGCCACCTGTTAGCTGGTTGTTTCCAACCAAGTTGCCTAAGCAACAATCTATTAGTTTCATAGGGTTATATATACTTTACTATAATTGTTTTGTGCTTAAATTGCTAATTTTGTGCAATTTCTAACCTTCTGAAAAATCCTGATGGCATATAGAACCTAAAAATTATCCCAGCTTGTAACACGGATTCCTCGCTTATCTATATCTTGAATCGCCAACTCACACATCCACAGCGATATTACTGCATCTGACGTATGTCCATCCAATCTACCATTCTTACCCCACATCAACCTAGACAATCCTTCTACCAACTTTCTAGATCCTATCGGCCCTGATTTGTTTACCGATTTGTTCCAAGGAATAATGTACTTGCCTTGTTCTAGAGCCAATGCTATTCTAGGAATACCAATCTGTGCATGATGTTTCTCTGACCCTGTTCTGTGGCCCTGAACGGGCAAAGATGCCAAATCCTTAGCAGCGTGTGCAACTAATCTTTGGAACCCGTTAGTCTCTACCATAATCATTGTAGGATTGTGTTTCTCTGCCAAAGATACTAGATTCTTTACCTGTGATGTCAACCAACCTGCTCCTTCTGCTTTTACCTTACCACACCACTGATACAATATTTGACGCACCTTAGTATCTCTATCGTAAGACACAACTGTGTATGCAGTCTCGTCATTTGTAGTATCCAGACCTACAGCCAAATCTACACCAATTACAATATCAGTATCTCCTATTGGTTTGTCAAATCCTAACGATTCATCTAAACATGGTTCAATTACCCCCCACGGAATAACTGCTGTTTCAGGATCAAGAGGATTGAGAAGATACTCTGACTCAAAAGCTCTAGTTCCCATAGAGCGTCTTTCAGCTTCTAGTCTTTCCATTGTCCAATACTCAGGCCATCTTGGTTTACCCTCTTTATTCAAAGCAGGGTGCCAAACGTGTCCCCAGTCAGGACTACGCCTAACCCAATCTGTTGCATCTCCTATTCTCTTCTGTGTTCCTATCAACAATATCTTGCCCTCTGGTAAACGCATAGGCATTACAACTCTTTTAATAAAATGTATAACTCTGTCATCTGACATCTTAGGGAACTCTTCCAAAATATCATCCAGAATTATTAGATGAACGTGAGGCCCTTCGAGAGATTTGCTCGTAGATGCAGCTCTAATCCTACTGCCATTGCTAAAATGCTTCTCACTCTTTTTCCATGATCCACCATCTTCTTTGCCTTTAATAAAACTAGACAAACGCCAAGAGCGTTTACATAATTCTTCAAACTGTTCTAACTTATCTATTGCTTGGTCAAGAGTTGCAGATACATACAATGCCCTGTAGTTTGGATATTTAGACATCATATATGCACAGTATGTCAAAGTAAACGTAGTTTTCAAGTGACCTCTAGCACACATTATTCCTACATATCTTTTATCAGAATTAATTGTATCAAACCAACTGTTATGCATTTCTCCTAACGGAACGTACTCACTAGGTTCCATACGCATAAAGTCAGTAAGTATATCATTAGCAAAATCAATAAATTCTAAATCTTCTTGTATCAATCCTTTAGAAAGTAAATGTTGAGTAAACTGTTCTAATCCTTCGATGTTTGCCATTTTTTAACGTGTTCCTTGTTTATACTTACTGTGAGGTACTTTGGATTCTGGTCATAAAGATAGTCAGATAAATCTTGAATATTATTTGTTTCATAGATAACTTTACCTGTTTCACTATCGCAGATCCTAAACACTATTCCATATCCCTTACCATTTCTACCCAGTTTCTAATTACTAAATTAATCTGCTCTTGTGATAGGCCTGCCCTCTTCATTGCTTCAGGCATCTTCTCTGCAATCTCTTGAATCAAAGTATCTTGCAAGTCTTTTGCACCCTCAAGACGTTGCAGTTCTCGAATCACAGAAACCATCTCATAAGCCCTAATCTCTGACGTACTGCTATCTAGTTGCGATGTAAATTTAGACTGTATTGATTGCAATGTTTTAATGTTCCTTATAGTAGAACGGGTGCTGTTTGTTGCTGTTTCTTGCTGTATGACTTTTCTTTGTTTGTCTAGTAAAGATTGCCAATCGCCTTGTTTAGCCCAAGTTTTTACAGTGTTATGAGCTATAGAGTTATTATATTGTTCCTTTAGTTTTTTAGCGATAGTCTTGTATCCCATTCCTTGCAGAAAGAATACTCTTGCTTCTTCCTTTATACTATCATCATAACGAGGCATTACAACTCGTCTTTCTTCCAATCCTTGACATAGGATTTGATTACTTGTCTAGCAAGTTCAGAAACTGGT